ACTCTCCGCTGTAAATGCTATCTTGGGAGCTATTGGTCAGTCACCGATAACTTCTATTGAAAGTTCACAAGATAATCCAGAAATAGCATTCATATATAATTTATTAAGAGATGCTAATGTTGATGTACAGAATGAAGGCTGGCACTTCAACACAGAGAAACATGTTAAATATACACCAGAAGATGTAGGTGGTCTAAAGAAGATAACTGTAGGTAATGATGTTTTAAAGATGGATGTTACTGATGGTTGGGCTAAGAAACACTATGATGTAGTTAAAAGAAATGGTTACTTATATGATAAGTATGATCATACAGATGAGTGGGATGATGTTACAGAAATGTATTTAGACATTACTCGTCTACTTACTTATAATGATATACCTGAAGTATTTAAAAGATATATAATATATAAGGCTTCTACTAGAGCTGCCACACAACTAATAGGTAATCCTCAATTAGCTCAACTCTTAGCTCAACAAGAGGCATTAGCTAGAGCTACCTGTATAGAATATGAGTGTACTCAAGGTAATACTAGTATGTTTAACTTCCCTGAAGATTCATCCTATACTACCTTCCAACCATGGAGGACACTTAGAAGATAATGACATCAATCTCACAGAATATACCTAATTATACAGGTGGTATATCCGAACAAGCAGATGAAAGAAAGTTTCCAGGTCAGGTAGTTGATTCAATTAATGCTATACCAGATGCTACTTATGGGTTATATAAGAGACCTGGATCTAAACGTGTAGGTACCACACCAATAGCTTCTGTAGCTTCTGGTGGATCTTGGTTCCATTACTATAGAGATGAAACAGAAGGATCTTATATAGGACAAGTACAATCAGATGGTACATTGAATGTCTGGAGATGTTCCGATGGTACTAAGATGACTACGGTTTATGGCACAGGTGGTCAAACAGCTATACAAAATTATTTAAAAACTGATATAACTGCTACATATACCAGATCAGGTACAACAGTAACAGTTACATCTACTGGTCATAACCTGAATACAGGTGATGTTATAATAGCTGATTTTACTGGTGCTGCTACAGATGGTACATATACAATAACCAGTACAGGTAATAATACATTTACACTGATTGATTCTGCAAGCGGTACTATAACAAGCACTGCTATGACTTATATCAAGAAAGGCGCACATGAAGACCTACAATTCCTAACTATCAATGATACTACATTTGTTAATAATAGAGACACAACAGTAGCTGTTACTGGCACTACTTTTGGTAAAATTGATAATTACTATGCTTATATTGAGATACTACGGACAGAGAATGGTAGACAGTATGCTTTAAATATTTATAATACTGATACTGCTACTGCTAGAGCTAGAGCTACTAGAATGAAAATACTAAGTAATACTTTAGAAACTGGTGCTGGTACTGGTCGCTGTCCAGGTATAGGTACACAAGTATTTCAAGAAGGTAAAGGAGCGAAAACTGGAGTTGATTCTGCTAATGCTAAGAACCTTATATTCCGTATAACTACTCTTGGTCAACAAGGTAGATCAGAAGATAATACAGATTCAGACAACCCAAATCATCATGCATGTGCTTATAATAGTAGAATAGACTTACTTCATGGTGGAGAAGGTTGGGATACAGATGACGAAACAACAGTTACTTTAAATGATGCTCAAGGGAAAAATTATACTTATACAGTAAAGGTCACTGATCATGAAAGTATCTCTTCTAAAGGTACAATTAATGGCGGTGTTAATGGTATAATACGTCCAACACCTACACCATTTGATGCTGATACTGCTGTAACTATTGATACTATTCTAGGGGGTATAACTGACGCTATAGATGGTATTTCTGGTGTAAATTATAGAGTTATAGGTAATGGTATATATCTTTATTCTACTGCTAAATTCAATGTAGAAATACTTAATCAAGATTTAATGAGAGTCATGCAGACTAAGATAAATGATGTAAGTCTTTTACCAAGTCAATGCAGACATGGTTATCTAGTACAAGTAAGTAATTCTCAAGACTCAGATGATGATGATTACTGGTTAAAGTTTAATGGTGAAAATAATGAAGACGGTCCAGGTGCTTGGGAAGAAGTAGCAGCTCCAGGTATAGATTTGGGGTTTAACTTAGCTACTATGCCTCATGTTATTCAACGTACAGCTGCAACTACATTTACTGTTAAACAATTTAGTTATCCTAACAGAGAAGTAGGAGATGATGAAACAAATCCAAAACCTTCATTTGTAACTAAAAAAATTAATAAGGTTTTATTTTTCCGTAATCGACTGGCATTCTTATCAGGTGAAAATATTGTAACATGTCAAGCAGGTACATTAGGTGCTCCTAATTTCTGGGCTAAAACTGCTATAGCTGTATCTGCATCTGATCCTATAGATATATCTAGTAGCTCTATGTTTCCATCAGATTTATATGATGGTATAGATATCAATGCAGGTCTATTAGTATTTAGTAGTAATCAGCAATTCTTATTATCATCTGATGATACTATATTAAATCCTGATACAGCTAAACTAAGGAGTGTAGCTGCATACAATTATAATATAGATATGCCTCCTATATCATTAGGAATGTCAGTAGGTTATATAGATAACTCTGGTAAGTATAGTCGTTTTAATGAAATGATTAATGTTTCTAGAGAAGGAGAACCGATGGTAGGAGAGACAAGTAAGCTTGTACCTTCTCTATTACCTAAAGATCTAGATCTGATAACTAATTCTAGAGAAAACCAATTAGTATTATTTGGAAAGACTAACTCAGATATAGTGTATGGGTTTAAGTACTTTCAGTTAGGAGATAAACGACAACAAGCTGCATGGTTTAAATGGAAATTAAACAATCCAATTAAATACCATTTCATAGTTGACGATGATTACTACTTCTTAGATACAGATGACTTCTTACAGAAGATGAGTATAGTTCAATCTGATACTGATGTTAGTATTGATCAAGATAATGTTAATTATTTAATACATCTAGATAACTGGACTACTGTAGGTAATGGGTCTTATAATGCTACTACTAAAGTAACTACATTTGCTAACCAATCTGATTGGATAGATAATGTATCAACACCTAATGGTGCTCTTGTAATAGTTGATACAGATTCTGGTGCCACTAGAGTTGGTAGGTATGCTGAATGTACTGTAACTAACACAGATGACTTTACAGTACCTGGAGATTGGTCTACTGGTACATTCTATATAGGTTATCTATATGAGTATAATATTAAATTACCTACTATATACACTACTAAGTCTGAAGGTCAGAGAACAGTAGCAGATGTTAATTCTTCTTTAATTATACATAGAATTAACTTAAGCTTAGGTAAGATAGGTTTATACGAAACTACTCTGGAAAGGAAAGGTAAAGCAGATTATTCAGAAGTATATGAATCTTCTTTATCAGATGAGTATGAGGCTTCAGACGCTCCATATTTATCAGAAAAAATTAAGACTATACCTGTATATGAAAAGAATAAGAATGTAGATATAGTAATTAAATCTAGTCACCCATCTCCAACCACATTACACTCGATGTCCTGGGAAGGAGATTATTCACCTATGTTCTATCAACGTGTCTAAATATATTCACCCAATAACAATGGAGGCTGCCATAGAGGTGGCCTCTAATCTACGTCCAGAAGACCATAGAGAGGTCGAAGAAGGTCATGGGTATGATCCGATAGAGTATGCTAAATTCATCGCTCAGGAAGGCTCTGCTGTGTATTTTACAGTGCCTAACGGCAAGACTGCTGGTATGG